AATGGCTGTATCACTTAAATGAATTAATCAACCCACAAATGAGGGTTGATGAAGCAAACGAGAATTACAGTCTATTGAAGGATTTTTCAATGGATGCTCGTGGCGATGACTGGGATGCAACGATGCGGTTTATCAAGGACAACATATGAGGCTTCCTGATATTCAGTGGACGTTTGGAATAGTCACCGGCTTTGAGGACATAAATCGCTTAGAGGAAATTTTCAAGTCGATTCGCTGTTTGTCCATTCCGCAGTACGAAATATTACTGATTGGCGGTGGCGGTAGTGGTCTTTTTGGAGACCACGGCGATGTTCGCACAATAGACTTCGATGAAACATTAAAACCAAGGTGGATTACTAGAAAAAAGAATATTCTTGCAGCTGAAGCAAAGTATGAAAACATTGTTTTGATGCATGATTACCACGTTTTTGAAAAAGACTGGTACAAAAATTTTAAGATTTTTGGAACAGACTGGGATATTTGCTCATGTCCTCAGTACCTGATTACTGGTGCCAGAAACCCGATGGACTGGTCTCTATGGGACAAACCGGGGCATGGTCGGGCGTGGTCGCTTGATTACAACGACTGGACCCAAACTCGATACATGTATATCTCTGGCGGGTTCTTCATTGTTAAGAAACATGTTCTACTCGAAGAGCCACTCAATGAAGAGCTTGTTTGGAACGAAGAAGAGGACGTCGAGTGGTCAATGCGCGTACGAAATAAGTACGTGATGAAATGCAATGGGAAAAGCATAGTGCGCCACAATAAGTGGCACAGACACGCAGGACCGGAACAAAAATGAGTTATCAGAAGCTTGTCATATTTGACCTTGATGGCGTTCTAATTGATTCTAGGGATGTTCACTACGAATCATTAAATCAGGCTCTTTTGAAACATAGTGAGCAGTACGTCATCTCTCGTGACGAACATCTATCAAAATTTGATGGCCTTGGCACAAGCAAGAAGCTCGAAATGCTTTCTGAAATGAAGGCACTTCCGAGAGAGCTGCATAAACAAATATGGGCAGACAAACAAGAAGCAACCATAGAAATACTAAGCAGGCTTCCTCGAAATTATAACGCCATAGAGATAATGGAATCGTTAAGACGTGATGGATGGAAGATAGCGGTTGCCAGCAACGCGGTCAGGGAGACGGTAATAGTCTCGCTAAACGCGATAGGTGTTCTTCATTACGTTAGCCACATCATGAGCAACGAAGATGTTAAGCATCATAAACCACATCCGGAGATGTACTGGAGATGCATGACAAACGTTGGGGCGGTTCCTTCGACTACAATAATTATTGAAGATTCGCATATTGGTAGAGAGGGCGCAATCGCATCCGGTGCTCATCTTTACGCAATAAAGGACTCAAATGACCTTGATAAAAATGGTCTTCTGAATCTTGCTAAGCAGATATCCAATCAGGATAAACACAAGGTTGCGTGGAGGAATCACAAAATGAACGTTCTCATTCCAATGGCTGGTGCCGGTTCTCGGTTTGCGCAGGCTGGCTACACGTTTCCAAAACCTCTTATTGAGGTAAACGGTAAACCAATGATTCAGTGTGTTGTTGAGAATCTAAACATTGATGCACACTTTATTTTCATAGTTCAAGAAGAACACTATGTTAAATATAACTTGAATCAAGTTCTTAAGCTAATTAAGCCGGACTGTGACATTGTTTTGATAAACGGCATGACAGAAGGTGCAGCATGCACAACCCTTGAGGCCGAGAAATTCATAAACAATGACAACCCGCTGCTTATTGCCAACTCTGACCAAATTGTTGATTGGGATAGCAATGAGTGCCTATATGCCTTCGACGCAGATTCTATCGATGGTGGAATTCTGACGTTCAAGGCAACACACCCAAAGTGGTCATATGCAAAAATTGGCAATGACGGATTTGTTGAAGAAGTTGCAGAAAAAAACCCAATTTCTGACAACGCAACAGTTGGCATTTATTACTGGAAGCGTGGCTCTGACTACGTTAAGTATGCGCATCAAATGATTGACAAGAACATCAGAACCAACAACGAGTTTTATGTCTGCCCCGTTTTCAATGAAGCTATTGGCGATGGAAAGAAAATCAGAGTTAAAGAAGTTTCGAAAATGTGGGGCATTGGTACCCCCGAGGACCTTAACTACTACCTGGAGAGCAACAAATGAGCAAGGACAAAAACGACTACCTATCTATGCAGAACTCATATTATGACGAGTATGCATCGAAGTGGTCTCTTGATTTCAGGGACCCAGTTGTTGGTTCCTATGATGCACACAACAATTGGCCAGATTACGACACATATCTATTTAAAGATTTCAACACAAAGGGAAAGGTTGCCCTTGAGTATGGATGTGGGCCGGGCAGAAATATCGTAAAGTTTGCTAATCGTTTCAAAAGAATCGATGGGGTAGACATATCCTCCATAAATATTGAAAAGGCTGAACTTAATGCCGCACATAACGGGGTAACAAAGCCAAATCTCTATGTAACTAGCGGCGACAATCTATCAATGATTGGGGATAACGCATATGACGTTGTTTTTGCTGTTATTTGCTTTCAACACATATGTGTTCATGAAGTGAGATTCAGCATCCTGAGTGAAGTCCATAGAGTCTTAAAGCCCGGTGGTTATTTATGTTTCCAGATGGGATACGGCGGCAAGGAGGGCATCCCGACGGCTGGTTACTACGAGAACATATATGGAGCCGTAAGCACAAATGGTCATGCGGATGTCAGTATTACAGATGAATCTGCATTAATAAGCGACCTGGTTGAAAAAATAGGATTCAAGAATTACAAGTCCGACATACGTCCAACTGGACCGGGGGATAACCACCGAAATTGGATATGGGTTCAGGTTGAGAAATGATTTTAATTGCACATCGTGGCAACACAAAGGGTCCAAATAAAAACCTAGAAAACACCATCAAGCATATTGAGTCAGCAATATCAAACGGTTTTGATGTCGAAATAGATATTTGGGGACTCAATAACGACCTCTACCTTGGCCATGATGCGGCCAATACAAAAGTAGATAGCTCATGGCTCGAGCTTCACTCTGGGTCTCTTTGGATTCATTGCAAGAACTCAGTAGCACTATCCATTATGAGCAATTCAAAACACAACTATTTTTTCCATCATACTGATGCTTATACCATAACCTCTAGGGGATATGTGTGGGCATATCCGGGCAGTCCACCAGCCGGAAAATCAACAATTGCCGTTATGCCGGAGTCTTTCAAGGGCAATAGCAACATCAACCTGCATGGATATGCCGGTATTTGCTCAGACTTTGTTGACATCATGAAAGACATGAGAAAATGATTAAGGAAATTGATTATCAGAAACATTTCGTAATCGGCACGCCGCTTGTTGCATGGAAGTGCGATAGCGGAGAACATATGGATTGGATTTCTTACCGCAGGCAAATTTCCTCAATGTTCCCCAATGTTAAATGGTTTGCCGCGTTTGAATTAGACTCAAGAGGAATAGAGCCATTCAGTGATGTAATAAATGCACTCAAGGAAGTAAATGGGGATTACTGGACGTACTCGATTAACGACATGCAAGAAAAAGTCACTTCTGAAAATCGCTGGATTCGAATAGAAACAGGAAGAAACCTGATTAGAGAATTTGCCCAGAGGCACAGAATAACTTCTGGCCACCATTGGGGTGAAGACTGTACGGAAGAAAACGTTGGTGTTGTTAATTATCAGGCCGTGCTTTATGTGGACTCCGATATGAAGTTAACTCCAGATGTTGTGCAAAAAATGCTTGAAGTTGATAGACCTCTGGTTGGAGCAAATGTCAACGCATACGGCCTCTCGGGGAAGCGTGTTCACAATAATCCACCCATTGAGGAACACTGGACAACAGCAGGTTGTCTACTGGTAAATGCTCCGGCGTTTTATGACCTGCCCTGGTATCACAACTCATATTTGAACCTAAGTGATGACCCAAGCTTTCAGTCAATGGCGGAAAGATTGCTAAGAAGAGAAGGGGTTGACAACCTGGATACAACCTATGGAATGACGTGGGTA